TTGGAGAACTGGGAGAAAAGGCTTTCACTAATGTTGAAGGCGACAAAGTTTATTACAAAGTCGCTTCTCTTCCCAAAAGTGTGCGGCCTCTTAATCCAGTCCATACTGCTGACCGAAATCACCATGTGACTCTTTACACCTACTCCAATTCCCTCGGTTCGTGGAGGGCCTCCACTGGTTATGTTAACCAGAATGGTGGAGACTACACGTCTGAGGAAGGTGTCTCTGGCACTCCGGTTTTTGAGAATGAACAGGGGAAGTGTTTGGGTCTCCATCAGGGGGATTCTAGCACTACCTCTCGTCGTGTCTCTTACTGGGATGCCGAGGACGCCCTTTTCCTTAGTCAGGGGGAAGTTTAAGCCCCTCTTCAAGGGGGGCTTTGAAAGCGCTCTGGTCCTGGCCAGAGCGCTTGGAGTTTAGGCAAACGGGTAGGTCTCACGCCCGTTTTGGTCCACCTAAACAATTGCCTGTGGATCATTTAGTTAAAATGAAAGGCCATTTTCGACAAGTTAATCCTGATATGGAAGTACCGTTTGCTCCTGTGCGTGGGACAGCTGCGACTGTCCTGCGTGCTACTGAACGTTATTTCCATGAAGACACGACGAAGAGTGAGCTTCCTCCTGGCGTTTATGACGACGCTATTAAGTTGATGAAGCAAATCTTTTCACCATATAGGGGTTTAATCACTCCTAAAGCACTTGATGACATAGACTTTAACCCTGAATCTTCATGTGGTCCGCTTTTGAAAGAGCTCGGCTACAAGAACAAGTTAGAGGTTTATCAAGCATGTCCCGATCTTTTGGATTGGTATATGGTTTGGGGTCCGCGTTTTGAAATAGTGCCATTATGGGTCACATCCGGGAAGGAAGAAATCATAAAGCTTTCTAAGGCTGTGAAGGGGGATATCCGTACATTTACTTATACGGATCCCTTCTTCACGGCTAGTTATGCCAGGTTGGTCTCTGGTTTTAAAAGCTTATGCCTAGATTTATCTAGTCAGTTTGATTATTTTCCTTTTCGTGTTGGAACGAATTTTGTGAAGGGCAACTTTCATAAATTTATGTCTTCGATGGAAAAACTTCTCGTTATAGAGGGGGACTGTATCAAATGGGATGCGTTCATGTCTTCTGTTCTCCATTACGCGAGTCTCGATTTGTTCGAGTACTTGGGTTTGGGTTTTGCGGAAGATTTGGCGCATTTTGTTCGTCACAGTTTTAGGTCTTTAGTGTTGCTCCCAGATGGTTTAATCTACGAGCTGTTGTTCAAGAAGAGCGGTGATCCAATGACCACTCTTGGGAATTGCATTGGGCATCTTCTGATACTCTGTGCCCTCTTAGTTGAGGTTTCCAGGAAAGTGGGAATGACCCCTTTTGAGGTTTATCACCGTGTTCGCGTAAATTTGTATGCGGACGACCATTTATTGGGCGTCCCACACAAGTGGAGGGATTTATTTTCTTATGACAATCGGTCTCGCATCTATAAGATGTTTGGTGCGGCTTTACACCCCCCTCCG